AACAGCCTAAAAGTATTGCAAAAAAGACTGCTAGATTTCGGAGAGGTTAATGTTAAATTTATTGATAGGGCCAGTAGCTGAACTGGCAGGAACGTGGTTAAATGGAAAAGTTGAAAAGACTAAAGCAGAGACTGGTGCAAAAGTTGCACGGGCTAAAGCTGAAGCTACAATCATGGAAAAGAAAGCTACTGGCGAACTTGACTGGGATTTGGAAATGGCTAAAGGAAGTAAGCATTCGTGGAAAGACGAATGGCTTACGATACTATTCAGCATCCCTCTCATTCTTGCGTTCATTCCGGGTATGGAAGAAGTAGTGGCAAATGGATTTGCACAACTCCAATCAATGCCTTCATGGTATCAGTATAGCCTTGGTGTTATCGTTGCTGCCAGCTTTGGTGTTCGCAGTGCTACTAGGTTATTTGGAAAAGGGTAGTCCTATAAGTGATGTGGAGTATGCACGACAGAACAACAGAAGAGCAGGCGAGGAAGAATCGTGGCAGAAGTAACAATGGAAAGATTGTTGAAGTGGAA